TTGCTCCCACCGGTTAGTAAGAACAACGTATTCTGTGTTGGCTGTATGCTCAGTTACAAAAGCAGGGGATACAGTAACATATCCATCTGAACCCGCTGCTGAAGCAGAACGCCAAGGCTGGTCGTCGCCCGACCCGGGACCTGCTACAATTTTTACCAAGTCTCCAGCAACTACATCGTACACAGTGGAACTAAAGTTCTTTGAAGAATCTTTTAGTTGTGTGAGTGCGCCATTATTTGAATCAGCTAACCCTCTTGTTCCTAATTGATATAATCCTGAAGTACCTCTATCTGCTGGTTGAGTAACACAATAGAACCCGCCCCTGTATTCAAAAGGAATTACATTGAAATCACCTGTATTGTCAAGTACTCTATAATATGGGGCTGATGTAGATTGTACGCAAAGAGCACTAATATAAGCTGAACTTGTACCACCCGTTGAATAAGCAATAGTGACTTTGTAAGTGGTTGCATCGGAAAGGGTTTTGTTTGTTATATCAAATTCAACTGCAAACGGGGCAGCCACGGATACGCTTGCAGCAGCATAGGTTTGAGCTTGGGGGTTGCCACCACCTTCGTCAGCAAGGGTGACGGTTACGTTTCCGGTAGGTGAACCAGTCTTTTTGAGATAAACATTTAGTTTATCGGCAGCGTAACTTGAACCATCTATTGCATCAGCAACAAATGTGGTAGTAACTGATGTGGTTCCACCAGTATACATAGCAACCCAAGCAGACCTTGTTGAACCAGAGGGCATAACTTCATTGAAGTCTCTAATGCCTTTGGTGTAACGTTCGCGCCCACCAAGCAATACTCTACCTGGTTGGGAGGTATCCATTCGCAACCCTTCCAGATACCTGCTTGCATCTTCGTCGTGGTGTAGGATAGGGAATCCGCCTGAGAAGTCAGATAGCGGGATGTCCTCAAATGGAGGAACCCTGTCTGACTCTTTGCCCCTACCTTGTCTGAGTTGAGAAGCATAACCAGCGTGAGGAGTAACACCAACGATAGGTAATACTTTCCCTCTATTGTTGCAACATTTCAACCCTAGTTCGGTAGCATCAGCATCGGTTAGTTTAAGGTGGTGGGTATTCTCACTTCCTGATTCTGGAGATACGGTTATTGTCATGAAACCTCAGTGATTGTGCCACGCATAGCAGGTCGTCTAATTGGATTGTCACGTTTCATTTCTCTTGCTTCATCTCTATAGAATTGGAGCATTGCAATATCAAGCTCGTCACCGCTGTCATAAGTTCTCATTCGCACCACCTCGCAGTGAGCAGCAGCGGAAGGTAAGATTCTTTCAATAGGGACAATAGGATCAATCGTATCACTTGCAAGATACAGCGGAGAAAGTTGTGCCATGTACTCCAATGTAATGTTATTCCCTGCTGTAGTCTTTCCGGTGTCAATAACAACAGTGTGTTGAGTCCCTGTTGCAGCTTCTTGAACCCAGAAGTTTAATTTAATCGGTTTGCTGTCAGTTGTAGTTGTGGATGTTTCTTCGTAAACGTTTACAAGGTTATCACCCGTGATGCCAGTAGGAAGCGTGTATTCTGATTGCTCTGAAACGATGTCCAATGAAGTCCTGTCATAGCGCGGTTGCTGGTATTTAATTATTTCGTTGTTGATTGCAGACTTGAGAACATCAAGTGGGTACCTTCCAGCAGCTATGCCGTAGGTGTCTCCGCTCGCAGGAGCAACGGTAAACGTAGCAGTAATCACTCCACCCGTGTTTGCGAAGTCCGTAACCGCAGGCCATTCGCCTTCTGGGGCAGCAGATTCGCCACCTGCGTCAGTTATAAGGAGACATGTACCTCCATTGTATGTGTCATCCTTTTCCGTTCTTTTGGTATCCAAAAGTGTAGAAGTTGTACCTCCAGTTGCTGTACTCACACGCAACACACCTAATAGATTAGTTAATCGCAACACCGCATCAAACATAGTCGTCATAGATTGTCTCCTAAGTGTGTCCAGCTTACGCCACGGACGGCTCTGCTTATTGTAATGTCACTTACTCCAAAAAAATTGCCGAGAGTTTCATACTTAATCCCCCATGCTTTTCGCAGAAATTTAGCAAAGCGTATTTGTTTAGCAGTAAGTTTTGAGCGAGAGTTATTTTCTCCAATACTTGCTTGGCTTATTTTTGAACATGTTTCTTGTGAGTGATGCTTTCTGTAATTCCAATGCTTTTCGCCAGCGTGTGCTTTTCCTATTTTTGCTTTAGCTTCTTTTGAATGATGTTTGCCATAAAAAGGATTATGCTTTCCAGTGTTTACTTTTCGCAGTTTCGCTATATGTTCTTCTGAGAATTTTACACCGCGTGCGGGGGCTATCACATCTTTGGCAATATTATATTCAGGAAGCAATACATCTAAACACCATTGTTCGTGAGGATATAATTCTTCCTCTGCATTTACTGTATATACTACAGAGAACTCGAAAACATCTTCCCCGTGCTTGTTCCACGCATTTTGGAGATAAGTGTTGCGGTGGCGGTTTCCACGCAAGCATTTTTTGTGCTCACGAAATCTACGTTCTACGTTATTTGACGAGCCAATATAAATCTTGTCGCTCTCTATATTCTTTATCTGATATATACCAAGCATCTAGCTCCACCAAACGTAACCGATGGCTGCTGTGCCTGTAAGTTCAGCCCACATACCAATACTAGCGTCAATTCCGCCAAGTTCTAGTAAACTGACAAAAACTGTGGCTTGCTCGCTGTTGTTAGCCACTTTAGAAGGTGCAACGATGGAATATAAAACAGTTCCGTGTGCGCTGTCAATGTCATTGTAGAACAGTAGCGAACTAGCGTCTGTTCCGCCGTCTAATTGAACAGCCCAAATTTTACCTGGGCTTGCCTTGATAGCTACAGATTGAGTTACTCTTGTTGGGTTTCCAAATAAAGGTGTTGAAGGTACTGCCATTATATTACTCCCTTTTCAAATACGTGCAATTTACTTCCTTTGGTATAGTTGATAACTTTTACTCCTGCTTGGTCAAAGAACTCTTTTGCTAGCTTGTAGGCAGAAGTTGTGTCCTCTGGCCTGTTATATTTTTCACCTGGTTTGAAGTAGGGCTCTCCATCTTCACAGACAAAATGGTCTGGGTCTTTACCGTTTGCGGTAAATGTCTCAGTCTCCCCTGTCATTGACTTGGGATAATAATGGTCAACCCCTACTAAATATATATCGTCAAACCCCATGAAGTTTGCTATCTGCATCATTGCATAAGTGACAGTACCACCCATGACAATAAAATTAGTAACGTCACGGCTAAACCCCGAAAGCACCACAGGATAAATTGAATAATTATCTTCAATGCAAGCCTCCGCTCGTAAGAACATCTGCTTCTTTGGTCGCCAACCACTTTGTAGCTTTGGTAAGCAGTTACAAAGCATATCCTCATCTATGATGCAATAGTAGTCAGGGACATAAGGCAATCCATAAATCTTGTTGGATCCAAACGTGATGTATTTGTCAAGCCATCCTTTCGGTACATCACTAAGGCTTGGACCATTCCCCATGATGACACAGGTTTCGCCTTGGTGGATATTGAGGAATCTACTTTTATCTCTCATATCAACACCATGAAACTCCCATGTGGGCAAGAGCTAAGTCCCAATCACACCACATTTCGTATCCCAGGTCCCTGACTTTCTTACTCAGCCACAGATCCTCGCCACCTTTCTCCATAGAGTAGGGGTTTTCTCCGAGTGCTTCTGCCAGTTTTCTTGACATCAACCAGCATCCAGCACCCATGCCGTCTACCTTTTCCAGTCCCTCTCCTGGTTCCCTTCTAGCAACAAAGTTGTTCCTAGCTGAACTCTCGCTGTGGAAATCATAAACGATGGGATGAGCTTCTACAAAACTATTCTTGTTTTTGTACCACCCACCCACCAAATGTTTGTCGTGTTTCAATAATGAATCTACAATACCAGGTGGTGCTAAAATGTCACTGTCCATCATCATAAGGTACGGAGATGAAGCATCTTCTAAATACTTATTGTGGATAGTGTTTCGTGCTTCTGGAAGATAAGTAGCTTCCGTTGTGGTAAATTCATCCCAAGGCATTACGCCTTGTCTATTAAAGGTTACAAAGAACTTGCTATACATTACCTCGTCACAAGGAATACCCCAACAAACGGGCGTAGTTCTGAGGTTGTAGTGTTCCCGCATTTTCTCACTTTCTCCTCTTGAAAGGTGTGAGATGGTGCGTTCCCCTATAAGTTCTTGTTTCAATTCGTCGGATAAAAGTTCTAAGTACCTATTGGAACGAGGTAGCTTCCCCCTAGGAACCTTATTCCTTTTATTCCGTTTAGCCATGTACATCCTTTAGGGGAGCTTTCACTCCCCTAAGATAAGTTTATCTACTACTTCATTCTCTAAGCATTAGCTGCAACAAAATCATTGATTTCGTAGTTGCCAATGCAACGTGGCCCGCCATCGGTTTCAAGATCAAAAGCGATCCCGGAGGCTCGGACATAGTTGCCAGCATAGACAGTGTGGAAGCCCCCAACCGCGTTAGTGTCATCATTCACGCAGATTGTCATAGCCTGACTAGCGTCGCCTATGAAGTTATTTTTGAACATTGATCCCTGGGCTGCTATAACGGTTGACGCAATCGTAACGCCTTGGAGACCACTAATAAAGCAGTCCTCAACAAGGCAGTTGTGGAAGTGTGTTCCTTCAATCTTAAAGCCAATGTCTGGCTCTGTATCAACACTACAGTTAGAACCAAAGTGACAGTCCTTAAAGACAACGCCACCAAGTGCAGCACTAGAATAGAACGCTGCTGTTGGATTTCCGGTGGCTGCACCATTAGTCATAAAGGTGCAGTTCTCAAACCTGCACCGGAACATAGCTGTGCATTGGAAGGGGTACTTATTAATGCCTGCCTGGAACTGAATGTTATAAACATTTAGTCCTCGAACAGTGACAGAACTTACAACAGCACTTTCAGCAACGGTGTCTGAGCCTATACGGGCAATGCCAGCACCGTTACCACGTGGGTCTGCGCCAATTCCAATGAGGTCGCAGTAGTGAGGAAGCACGGTGAGCTTGGTGTAAGCTGTTCCGGTTCCCTGAACGAAGATGATATTTCGTTGATAGTCGTTGGTAGTTCCAGAAGGTAACGCCCTGAAAGTTTCTGAGGCTGTAATAGCTTCGGACACTTGAGCGAAGGGTGTTTCCCAACTCAACCCATCGTAAGCCGAGTTTCCAGAGATGTTATTGACAAAATAGATTCTACCTGGATAATCGCCAGGATATCCGTATGCGCCTGCTCCATCAGCTAAATCAGCTAAAACAGATACGCCCTTAATCATCCTGAAGGGACGTTTACTTGCTTGTCGTGGTGCTTTTGCTTGTGATACTCCCATTTTATTCTCCTTTGCCTAGCAGGTGGGGATGGTTCCCCACCTGTGTCCAGCAATCTAAGTTTAGCTTGATGTACTGAAGGAGTGTAAGAAGCCGTGATGTGCGTCATTTGCACACACGAATCCATACTCTCCTACAATCTGACCTAATACAGCGTCACCCATCTTCCCCAAATCCTCATAGAAGAAAGGGTCGAATGGGTAGAAGGCAATCATTTCACTGTCAAGAACCCACATTTCGTCGGTTGGGCAATCTCTATCAACTACGACAGAGAGAACGCTTCCTGAAATTGGATTCATGAGTTTGGTAATCATATTGCCACCGAGAGATTCAGACCGATCTGTGGTGATGAACCCTTCATAGAAGGCATTGATCTTCCGCTGTGTGAAAGCACCAGTTAGAATCAAGTTAGGATCTCCCCCGTCCAGATGGATAGCTTGTAGTAAGTCATCAATGTGGTCTCGGGTAAGAGCTGCGCTTGATACGTCGGTTGAGTTATTACTGATGAAGGACCTAAATCCACCAGCCATACGAGCTAATCCAGCTTCGCCAGCATATGCTTTTCCACGATAAGGAATCTTGTTTAGAAGCATGGAAAGTTCTTCCATCTTTTTGTTGATCTCGTATTCCTTTGCGTCGGGGATTCCGTACTGAGCTACCTTCATTCGAGAACGGGCGATATTAATTGTCCGTTGCAGAATTTGGGTATAGTTATAGGATGACGTAACTTCAGTCATCGGGCTGTCATCCGCAGCGTCGCCGTCAATCCTGGCTCTACTGTAAATGTAGACCGTTGAAGAAGCAGCGTGGTTGGTTGCGTCGGTTGAGCCGTAACCTCGGGTAAAGGTTGGTACTCCAGTAGTAGCTGCGACAGCACTTACCCACATCATTTCGCTGTCAACCAGAAGAACATCACCTGGCTGATACAGAGTAGTGCTTGTTGGGGTAAAGGTAGTAGCAGTAGTGCTTGCAGTCAGAGCATTGCCACTAATGGTTCCTGACTCTGGTACGTAGGTATCATTCAACCACTCGTAAGAGGTTTGGTCACGATTGACCATGTTGAATTTTCCTACATCCATTCCTAAGACTGAGAGGGTCGCGATTTTCAGAGGATTAACATTAAAAATCCTATCTGAAACCATCCTCTTATCGGGAACGGTATTCTCATAAGTATTGTGTTGGCCTGAATAAGCCATTTTTTCTCCTTATGTTGCAAGGAGGTTACATGTTAATGGTGATTCTGTCTGGATCAAGTCCGTCAGCTATAGCCTTAGCCTTGATTGCAGCTATCTCACTCTTTTTTCCCCTTGCAGCAATCATGTCCTCTACATACTTGTCGGTGGTATAGTCATCACTTCCCGTAGGAACTGAAGGAACTACATTTGCCACGGAAGTTGCAGAAGGTTGTGGTTTCTGTGCGTTGGCTTGCTTCCATAAAAATGCTTCGGCATCCAGAGCTTCAATGTATTCATCGTGACTCTCGAAAGTGTTAGCCTTCAAGAACTCCGTAAGCCTTGCATCATCAGGTTGCACTCCAGCGTCTTTGAGTATAGCTTGCTGTCGTTCACCCCATGGTTTCTCACCACCCCCCGGTGATGGAACTACCACGTTACCAGCCAGTAAAGAAGCTAGTTGATCTTTTATATCCCCTAGTTCTTTGTCTCCCTGCATTTGCGTCAAGGCTTGCTCTTTAGACAATCCCTGGTCCTGCAAAGATTCATACCGTCTGACAGCACCCTCCAGATCAGTGAGTTTCGTTTCCAATTTTCCGAGCCTTGTGTCCTTCATGCTCTGGAATTTCCGGTCAAGAAGTTCCTCAACTGCTTTAAGGGTTACAGCCGAATCGCCAGCTTGATCTAAAGGTTGTCCCGCCGAAGGATCCGAAATTTGAGGCTTGGGTTGCTCCTCAATCTGGGGTTCCGGGTTAACAACGTCTGTATCTTTAGCCATTGTTCTCCTTTATGTGTCGAACTAATTGTTCGAGTTATTATGAATTTTATCATACATATCATAGTTTTGTCAAGGGTTACTAAAGATGCTTCCAGCTTTTCATGTTGACAATGTTGCCAACGTGATGCCTATTTATTTTGAACATTTTACTCAACATTGTCTGTGTCACCCTCTCAGTAGAGTGAAGCCTTCTTATTTCCAGAACCTCACACTCTTTCAATTTAGAGTTTGAGTTGCTTTCGCCAGCCCTTCGCCCTTTCATATATTCTGATAATTTCTTTTTTGTTTCCTCTGAAAAAACCCTGCCTGTCGCAGTAACAGACATCTTCTTTTTTGCTTCTTTAGAGTGCTTCAAGCCAAGTGTAGGGGCAGTAGCACACGTTGAGATATTGTACTCTGGTTCCCAATTATCTAAATACCATTGTTCAAGCCATAGTAAATCAGAGTTCTTTTTCCAACACAACAATACTTCAAACTCAAAACTGTCTTTGCTGTATTTGTTCCAAGCTGATTGCAAGTGAGGGTTAAAATGTTTGTTATGGTTTAGTCTTGTTTTGTGGTCGCGCCACCTTCTCTCTATATCAACAGCAGAACCAATATAATTTTTCCCGTTCTCTGTATTTAGTATTTGGTATATTCCTTTCATCGAGAGGTGCCAACACTCAAGACTAATTCGTCGTAACTCATTCCAAGCTCAGCAGCCATGTCTTGTACATGAGGTAGCAAGTCTTTAGGGAATTCATCACCTAATTCCCAAGCCAAAAGCACCATTTCCGTTTCTTTTGATTTCAGTATGCCGACCCACTCATCTCTTGTATATGACTTGGTATCTGGTGCTTCAATGTAACCAGCTATATCAACTTCTCCAGTTGAGGCTACGTCTAATCCCCAATCATCCCGAAGCCTGGTATCCTGCCCTTCTGGTAACTTCTCTCCGTAATCAACCATAGCCTGTGTAAGGTCCGGGATGTAAACATCATTCTTCTTGTCCCAATAATTTTGCAGTTGAGGATATTTTTTCTTCCAGGCTTTTGCTTCGTCCTTCTGTCCAGTATCAGTGTATATAAAGTACTGTGTTTGAATATCCCATATTTCTGATCCAAACTCATCCTCTAGTTTCTGGTACATAATGCCTTTCCAGAAGTTACGGAGTCTGTCAATTGAACCATAGTAGGGACTTAGAACTTTATCATTAATAATATATCCAGCCTTCCAACTCATTGCCTCGTTTACTTCTGGGTGTTCTTCTAAGTAGTCATACCAGGCATCTTGACTATTAAGACTCTCCCCTTTCAAGTTGTATCCAGCATCTACCTTGTCCCAAATAGTTTCTCCAAACATTTTTTGCCCTTCTTCTAGCATTTCGCTGTATCTTATTCCAGCTTCCATCCATTCGCCTTTAGTGGCCTTGTCTGGAATAGCAATAGTGGCACCTACTTCGGCAAAGAATGTCATCAATTTGTCTTGATCGTTTTGCGGAAGTTCTGATATATCGCCATTGTTGTCGTAGAAATAAGAGATAATATCGTATTTGAAACCGGCTGCTTTTGATATGTCGTCCGTTTCCCCTGGCGCTATTCTACTTAGGACTGAATACCCATAAGCGATATTTCTTTCTTCGGTACCCTTTCTTCCAAGTAACATAGTCTCTGCAAACGGGTACTTATCCATTAATTTTTGTCTTTCTATTTTCCATTCGTCTTTATCGTAGTCATCCATTCGGACTACCAGTGAGATATACTCGCTCCAGAACTGATTAGCAACAAGGTCGTCTCTTGATCTGGCTCTGGCATTGATTCCTGTAAAGAAGGATACAACATTCCCGTAAGCACCCTGATTTGCGACTATTCCTACTGCTTCGTCCCACAATGGTCCCTGATGTTTCTTTGCTTGTTCAAGTAATTCTTCTGGTATATCTGGGTATTTGTCGATTAAATATCCGAGAGCAACCGCTACTCGCTTCTCATCATATGGTCCAAGCGAACGACCAGAAACAAAACTATCCCAATCGTTATTGGCTGAGAAGTACCCCACTGATGGGTCTAAGTCAATTCCTCTGCCCTCGTTCACTCCAACTATTGACGTTAACCCTTTGATAGTATTGGTGACTGGTATCATTCTGCCACCCCACTTCGCGGCGGCTTCATCCTCACCGGCTGCTTTCAATCCAATCGCCATGGCATACTGCTGAATCATTCCCATGCTCCCCGGGATTTTATTGCTGAGTTGGTCTACTATAGAGCTGAACCAAGTTGCCCTTCTATCCTCATCCTCAAATCCACCACCAAGATTTTCAAAGACATCGAGGATCCCGGCCAACGAAAGATATAGTGGGTTCTCTGCGTCTAAACCAAATATCTCATTTGTGCTCCAAGATTGTCGTAACCACTCAGGCCAACTAGCGTGATGTTTGTCCATTGCTTCACGGTAGTTCATGTAAGCCTGAATTAAATCCAAGTAATAAGGTGCGCGTTTAGCCCACTGATACAACGTTCTTGTAGGCCAGAAGTGGAAGTTCCTAACCATTCCAAGTGCGCCATCCATACCAAACCTATTAGCGTAATCATGTAGAATTCTATCTCGTTGAGCCTGACCGTATTGGGCGGCAGCATTTTTGATATGAACCATTCGCTTCTTGACTTCTTTCAAAAACGCTTTGATTGGCTTGAGAGATTTTTTAGGTATATTTGGAGTAGTGTCTGTCCAAACTGGTTCAAGAGAAGTCTTTACTTTTCTAATTGCAGCTTCTAATATATCTCTCTGCTCATAGATATTTCTGCCTTCTGAAACTGCTAGGCTCCCGTCATGCGGAGGAATGATTGGTTCAATGTCGTCAGCTATGCTAGGAACAAGCTCCTCAAGATTTCTAATTGTTGCGCCTTCTCCCACTATGTCTGAAACAACTTGGAGCGATATTCCTGCTTTTTCTTCTCCGCCGAGAGTCTCAATAACCTTTTTCATACTATCTATTTGCGCTTGTGTTGGCTGGTGGACCATTGTTACAGAGTAAACGTGCCTTCCCGCCCCGGCACTTTTTCTAACAAAGGTCAAACCAAAACCAGTATCCTCTAAAAATTTAGGAGCTTCTGAAACATCACCTTTGTATCCGAATTTGCTCCAACGCGACATTGCACCAGAGTGATTCTTTCCATAAAGTAGTGTTCCATCAGGAGCCAGGAATAACGCGTTCTCTACTGATTTTTCTGTAATGTCCTCGATTGGAATACCAGCGTCGATTATTTCCCGTATTTCGTCTGGAGACTTCGGATACCTGTTTGGTATAATCCCGGCAACTGTTTCTGTCGGTTGCGGTGCTTCTGGCAATGCGCCCGATTCGCCAGTTCCTTCGGATGTATATATCTTTTCACCGGCAGTTTCAATTTTGCCAAGGACAAGTTCTTCCGTTTTGTCTCTCATTCCGTTAATCAGTTCTTGAGCATACTCAGTAAGAGCTATGTTCTGCTCTATCACGCTGCCTGATTCTTCTATCAGTGGGGTGATTTTATCAATTTCCCCATAACGCACGATGAACTTTCTAAGTTCTCGCGAATCAGTTAGGTCAAGGTCGCCTTTGTATGTCTTAGCTCTGCGGACAATGTTCTGAGCCGGTACTGCTTCAGGCACTCTTACTTCTAGTTTGTAGCCAATAATTTCATCGTATGATTCTTCTGGTACTGGAAATTCGTTCTCTATTCCAAGTTTAACGTAAGACTCAAAAGCAACTTGAGGGTCAACTTCATCTATTGAATTATACGAAACACCAGAGTATTTCTTAATTACATCAAGTATCTCACCATCAAAAGCGGTGTTATCTACTCGGAATATTTCGATGTAAGGGTTCAAGTAAGCAGAAATAGCTCTTGCAGCATTGGCACTATCATTCATTCCTGCATGACCCTGAACAAGACTCTGTATTGGACGAAGTTTCCCATCGTAAATCACGGCGTTATCTAATCCAGTTGCTACTCTTTCGTTTGCTAATACAGCTTTGTATTCTGCCAAGTTATAGATGCTGTCTCGTATTGGACTATCCGGAAGTGCCTCTACAATGCCGTCAACCCAGGCTTGAAACTCAACTACTGCTATCTTTCTGGCATCAGAGAACTTTTTAATATAGTCAGCAAATACATACGTCCACATCCTGTCTTTTGCTAACCATTGATCCTCAGGAATGTCGCCCGGGACAGAAAGTCGTGATTGAATTTCTGCCCATATTCCAGGCAATTCTTCAAGTTTTAATTTAAGTAACCTTTTCCCAAAGTCACGGGCATAAGCCATTGCTTCCCTTGACTCCCCAGTTACTTCTATAAACTTATCCTTCGGGTTTCCAAGTGCCTTGTATATAGGCTTAAGTCCATCTAAGACCGTGTTTGCTGTTGCAAGGTTTGGGCTCGTATGCCTTACTGCTTCATTAATGTATTCTTTAATCTCGATTATGCCATGAGATATTCTATCTGTAACATTTACATTGGCTTGGATTCTATTGATTCCAGTATTGTAAATATCAAGAGGAAGGTTATATACTTCTGTTTTCTCACCGTCTATCTTGATAGAAACAGGAGCGTCATTTCTGGCTACATGGGCATCTTCTAAAATATGCCCGATGTCATCTTCTAAATTAATCGGGTCGCGCTGCGGAGCTGGGAACTGTCCCTCAATATCTTGTATTAAGGATAATTGAGCTTCCAATAGTGCGTCTATTTGCTGCTCTGCTTCTTCCCACGTTGAAGCATTGACAGCAATTTGTTCTACTTCTTGAAGAACACCAATCCTTCTAAGTTCTTGTTTGGTTTGGTCATCCATCCATTCCATTAAGTCTTTAGTTCTGAGTGGCTCTCCATTAGAAACACGCTCAATGATTTGCGCTCCAGCCTTGTCAGCGTCACCATAATGGTTAATTAATAACTGGTAGAAATTTCTAACGACTTCTTCTGGAACTCCAGCAGCAAGCATCTCTGCTGAATCTGGCATAGTCTTTGATATTAGATCACGCATTGCTTCTTGAATAGCAGAACCAATAATCTTCTGACCGTTCTTTTGTTCGATAAAGACCATTGACCTACCACTAAAGTTCGTTACCTTCTCAATCAAATCAATATCGGCATTACCGCCTACTACTGCATTTAATAAGGAACCCATTGTTTCGTAACTACCGCCAGTCGCCTTTGACACATCTTTGTTTATTGCGGTAATTTCACTTCCACCAAAACCTTGTAGGTATCCAGGGTGTTCAAAACCTATCCATTTTCCCCCAATCTCTGCCCATCCGAATCCAGTATAAAGCTGGCTTGAAGGCTGAACAGCAGCAGAAGTTAACAAGTCTGTAAGTGCACCGCGAGTTGCAACGGGGAAGTTCATTCCCACTAAAACGGTGCTGGAAACATTCTTTTGTAATCTATGCGCTGCCCCATATTTTCCTGCCAATCCCTTCTCTGCCGTAGTCATGGCAATCATTCTCTGGAACGGGCCTAATTTCCCGCCCTGATCCCAAAATCTTTGAACTGCTACAGGCACCTTTGCTGTTGGGTCTAGCTTCAAGGCGTTCTCAGTATCTATAATTTGTCGCTTGGTTGCATAGATGCGTTTGATAATTTTGTTTGCTTCATTAATAGCGAAATCAACTGGGTCTGTTCCAGCTTCAATAGCCTTCTCCATTCTATTCTTAAACTTTACTGGATTAATAGTTCCATCTTCATCAGACAAGAGTTCTTTCAGGTAAATTGAAGTATCTATTGCTGGGTCTGTTAGTGCTAGTTCTGGAGCATGTAACATGCTATTCAAGTTCAACCAACCAACTCTCTGTTCTACTTCATCTAAAGAGTTAAGCCTTGCCATATTAACTAAAGCATCTGTAACATCGTCGGCATTTTTAAGATTCTGATTAAGTATTTGAAGGTTGAGTTTCGCGCCTACAAGAGCATTGTGTTGTTTAGATGCACCATCTGTAAACCACATTCCAAACGAAGTCAAGTCTTTATTCATACCGGCAAGATGTCGCGCCGAAGCTGCTGAATAACCAGCTAGTATTTCGTTGCTCCAAGCAATCTCTCCAGTAGGAAGTATTGATTGTCCAGGAAGGCTTTGAGCTGCGGTAATCCACGCGGCTTCGCTTGCAGCAGCAGTAGCTTCAGTAGTAGCGGTGGCAACAGCACCAGGGAGTGCCGCTTGGGATCCAGTAACAACTGCTCCCTCGCCAATTATTTCACTAGCCTGGTTTAGTAACATGTAATCTGCTGTACCTGTCCCGGTTTTAGTAAAAATTACATTTCCGTACTTTTTATAAACTGCGGCTACCTCGTCGGCTGGAGAGTTTATATATTTATAAGCACTATTTATTACAAGTTTCCCTTTAATCATCCTTGAGATAGGGCCTACGACTATCGTTGGATTAATGAGCGTGTAGCCAAGAGCTTGTGAAAAAGGTTGCTCCATAGAAAGTGCCACAAGGTCTGGGTTCTGTCCTCCAGTTACTCGATCTTCAAACTCTTTTATAGCATCCGTGTCTCGATAAGCTAAAGAGTAGGCAAATCTTGATAGCTCCTTTGACCTAGCTCGATATTCTGGTACTTCGCTAAGTTTTACATCACCCCTTGCTAGTCTGACAAGTGAAAGAAACATGTTCCCGTAAAATTTTTGTGGTTGAATCCTATCAAAATAATCATATAACCAATGATCTTTGAGTTTTTCTTCTCTAAACGCTTTTGACGGAGGCATAAATCCATGTTCTTGCTCAAATAACAATTCGGCTTCTTCGCGATTTTGCTCTGTTTTTTGCCAAAGCAAAGGATCTCCTGTTTCAGCTATAAGTTGAAATGCGAGGTTTGTTGGCATATACAATCTTTGCATAAGTTTCCCAATACCCGTCGTTGCATAATCGTAACCAAGGGCAAACTTAGCTTGTCCGTATGAACCTTCACCTATACCAAACTGTTTTGTACTGTATGCTAAAACATATTCTTTATCTGCGTCGTAATCTTCACCAAGTTCTTCTGCTAAAGCAGCTTGTACCTTTATTTCTTCTCGTATCTCTGCGTCAATTGCATCAAGGTTGTCGGAATATTTTCGCATTGGGGCAAGGCTATCATTTCCATAATAAGGAGTTTCTCCATCATATTGCCAGCCAGAGGCTTGCCCTGGCAAAGATTCTCCGTACTTGTTTAATAGTTTACCGTCGTCGCCTTTGGGTAAAGTCGTTTCGTCCCAAGCAGTATTCGCCGAGCCTCTCCCAAAAGTAGCTGGATCAGTTCTGTAATATGACATCATTTGCGGATTAACTTTTTCTGTAATTTTTCTTTCATAATGCGACCAATCAACAGAAGTAAGTGGTTCTCCACCTGGAATAACGCTACCTTGCTCAAGTATTTTCTTTTCGTAGAAGTGTCGGTCTAATCCAGCATAAGGTATTTCGGTCTGGCTATTTTTCCTTTTTTCTTCCGAAGCCCAATATGCTTCTAGCTTTAATCTGTTATTGTTCTGCCACTTAGCGTCCCTTTTCTCAATCTCGGTACGATACCATTGCTGTAATACTGGATCGCCACGCTTCTTACGCGCATCTTTCTTTTGCTGATCGCGTATTCTATCGCCCATGCTAGGCTTATCTTCTTCTGTTGCCTTTGGAGGTTTACCACCAAATATATCTGTTGGGAATACCATTTATATACTCCAGCTTGTTAATCCAAAATAAGATGCTCTTTCACCACTCGCAGGTTTTTGACTTGGACTCCTATATCCACCGCCGCCGTATTCGTACTGAGGATATTCATAACCGCCGCCATATCCACCATATCCGCCAGTTCCAGTAGGCCATTCAATCACATCAAAAAATTCGCCAGTGAATAAAGCAGAGTCATCTACCATTGCCCAAAAAGCCTGTACTTCGCCAGGATTTCTTGGATCAATTTCATTAATCTCGTACAGGGAATCAAAATAATTCACTTTACCCCTGTCTACCCATTGGTCGCTTTCATCAAGAGCCCATCTATCGTGAAGGGGCACACCAGGCATTTCGTACATACCTCGTTGCCCATACTTCCCTATGTCTTTCTCGGCTTGCACTTCAGGATCATAGTAATCAGCCCCAAACTTGGACATTTGGTATGAGTAGTTTTTTCTTTTGCTCAATTCGATATTCTTTTCAGTAACGAGAGCATTTAATTTTTCGTCCATATCCTCAATAGGGGTATCCCAGACTTCGGCAAATCTTGGGTCTTGCCAATATGGATTAACTTGTGCTGGATTCCATGCGCCAGCAGGAGTTTCTATACTGTAATCTTCTGTACCCATGGTAGCGATAAACTCAGTAAATTGAGGCATATTCCAATCTCGGGGGGACTTCATACCACCTTCGGTTTCTTCAGCAGTTCCATACCCGGGATCAAAGTATTTAGGAGGAATATTTACCGAAGCACCCGCTGGAGGTTTTTGTGTTGTATTAACTTTAGCCGTACTGCCTGGTGGTAAATCATATTTCTCGTCAAGAGATGCCCAACTATCGCCAACGCTGGCAACAGCAGTATACTTGGTAGGAACTTTCCCACCTTGAATTTGCGTTCCGATACGACGATCAGTTATTGTTGCTGCTGCTTTTCTCTTTGCGTTTGCTCTCCTTGCTTCTTGTTTATCAAGTTGTCGCCGAGTTAATGCAGAACCGCCCCGTTGCCTTCTTTTGGCTGCTGATTTTGACCCATATTTTGATTGTTGGTACGAACCAACTCGACGATCACCTATCGCCATCTTCCTCCTCCTTTGCCCACTCTGATTCTTTTATTTCTTTAGCCTCCACTCCACCCCAAGCAGCTTCGTATTTCGCTATAGCTTCATCAGCGTATATATCTGCCCTTGTAACCATGACTTCTAGTTCTTGCGATTTGTTCATATTCCTCCACCGCCTCTGTCAACTCCGGTAGATCCTTCTTTTGTTAATCCTGATGGGTTTACTATATTTGGACTTTCTCCTCCTAATGCCGGGTTGTTCCCCGCCCCTCCCGTTGCCCTAGATGGAATTGTTTTACGTTCTCCACCAGTTTTGGAAGGAGCAAGATCGCTAGCTCCTGCTGTTCGTGATTGACTCATTGACTCCTCGTTCATTCCACCTTGGGCGTTCTGTATTATTTCCATTTGCTGTTGTCGTTGAGCCTGTTGCGCACCCATTTGTAATTGCATCTGCTTGGCTTGAATTTTCAAATCCGATTCTGCATCCATTTCTCTAATTCGTCTTTCAATGGCAGCTTGGTTTAGTCTCTCCTGATTGGCTCTTGCCAGCATTTCCTCTGGGTTAGAGATATCAAGTTTCTTGGCTGCGTCAACAAATGAAATTCCTAAGTCTCGCATCAACATAGTTGCTGCATTTATCTGTTGTAGTTCGTCTGTTGGAATGTGGTGAGATAGACTTACATTGACATATATATCTTGTGGGTCAATGTGTTCTTTCTTCTGTACAAGTTCTTTTCCCATACTGGCATCTTGGAAACCGTATCCAACAAGGTCATCACCTGTATGAGCTGTCCACCGAAGAATATTCTCTCCAATAGTACTCAATGCTCTTTCTGCAAGGCGCTTTGGAGGATCCAACGCTGTAGTAGCTTGTTTTATCTGAGCGTTCACAGTAGCAAAAGCAGTACCGGAAGGTGAGTCTAGTTCGGTCAATGCTTTCAATCCTGTAAGTTGGTTGAAAGTTCCTTCAAGTCTATCGTGAACAAGTAGCAAGTTATCATCAATGCTAGGTGGATCCAGCTTTTCGTACTTCTCGCCGGGTTTCAAAATAATATTTTGGTTTATATCGCCGTAATCAACCCTTACTGTTTCACCACTCGGGGATGTTATGATGCCTCTAGGGGCTGCTCTGTAAGCAGTTACTTCGGAGAACGCCATACTTTGAAGAAGACACATCAGTTCCCATTGTTCTGTGTGAACGAGAGGACCAAGGATAGGTCGTACTTTATGATCTTCCTCGGTAGCAAGGGCTGTCCCACCTTCGACGATAGTCCAGGGAAGGAACGGTAATTCCATTTCTCCCTGTTCGATTATCCACCCACCAGCCGTAGGGCTTGCTAATACATCATCTGTAGTAGGTTTAGATATTCTTACAATACGCTCGTCGTAACTCCAGTAATCAAAGACACTCACGTATTGTTCTGTTGGTGATCCTTCTATCGCTTGCTGTAATTTCTTGGCTTTACTCCCAAAGAAAATAGCAGCATCTTTAGCTCTCATTACTTTAGCACTAAGAACACTCTCTAATCCGAGTGGAGAGAACCTTGAGTGGATATTCTTCGGGTTCTCAATCAGTGTCATAAACCCGTCTTGGTTCAAGGCTGCCTTATATTGAGCAGAGGTATTTCCTTCCATCTGCCATTTTATCGGAACAGTAAAGGCTGCAATGGAATCATATCTAAGAGCGGATTCAACCAGTTCGAGGATGAATGAATTTTTACCGCGCTTATCCATTTGCTGAAATTGCCAAGCAAGGTTCTGTTCTAGCGCGTTTGCTCTCTTGATAGTTTCGGGCTCATCGTTGAGCGGTTGAATAAAGAAACTTGGCTCAATGGTAGTCAACACCTTTTTGCCAGTAACGATAACAGTAAGTGGTATACTGGAAACGATATTCCTCATCCATTTCTGGTTCTTCATCTTTGCGGGAAGTTCATAATCAAGCTGAACCGCCTTGTCGATATTCTTCCAGTGTTTTATTTTATCATCGTCATTGGTAATCATTTCTTCCCAAAGACTTGTGTAATATCCTATGTTCTTTTTCTTCGCCATTAGTTACTCCTACTGCGTACCAATAGTTATCGTTTTCTCTTTGTTTTTGAATTGCTTCTGGCAATCTAGTTCTCGGTTTATTAAGTACCATCACTTCAGGCATCAATCTTGCTGCCCAATACAGAGCGTCTATTGGATCTTTGTGCCATTGTGGGTACTTCCTCAAACATTTTCTAAGGAAATTCAGGAATGGAGTATCTTCGTCTGATATTAGTATTTGTCCATTCTCTAGCCAAGGTCCTAACTGCTTCTCAAGTCTCTCTGGTTTTCCCTGTCCTTCTGTTCTCATGGGGATAAGAGTAAGGTGAGGATTACGCATAAAATATTGCAATGCCTCCTCTCCCTTTCCGTCGCTTTCAAATGCGGTTCCTCTATGCCCATGAAATGCCTGTGGTTGTTCCAATCTCTGTTCAGCTTCTAACTGAGTCGGCCTATCGTGCCAGCCACCGCCTACTACTGCCCTGCCGTCAGGAAGTTTGAATAAATACGCTTGAGCATAAAAAGATCTGTATCTTAGGTCTATGTTTTTATCTTTCTCCATACTCATATAGTCTACACCGCAAGTCATCTGAGCAGTAAGGTCAATCTTTTCGTGAGGATATGTAAAGTATATAAGTCCTTCCCCTTCCATTGTTACAGAAGGATCAAGCATGTACATCCTCATAAATTCTTTATGACCAGAACGTTTATAAAGCCTTATAACAGAGTCAATAGAATGTCTCTTTGGATCAGTTAGTTTGTACCACCCGTACAGTTTTTTGTGGTCTATGAATATTCCCTCTCCTGGCTCACACTCTCTCATAATTGGAACCTTAGAAGAAATAAATTCCTCCGTATCTTTCAAATCCTGATAAACATCATCCTCTTGCCAAGGCGTTCCAATTACAACAGTCTTGGTAATAACCTGCTGTCCCTTCGGCCTAGCATCATCCTCGACAATAAAAGGAAGAATAGTTCCCGTAACTTTAGTTGCTACTCCTGCCATCTGTCTCATAGAAGAAGTATTATCTTCGTCAAGAATATCGTCCATCAACAAAAACCCATCAGGATGCTTGCCAATCAGAGTCTTAGATCCAATTCCCAATCCAAGAATCGAAGGATCGCCCCTTGCAGAGTTCATTGCTTTCCATCTGTTATATTCAATGTCAGTTCGTTTGATTTCGTATCCGTTTTCCCCCCATCCTTTTTCTTTATCAAATGTTACATCAGGGAAACATTCTCTCCACGCATCTGAATGTTCTACGATACTTGTGATAGCTTCTGTGATTTTATTAGCTGATTGTCCAGAAGAACTAATAACAAGGTTAGCTCTCTCGGGGTGATGCCCCATAAAAAAAGAACCCCATGTTATTGAGACTGTGGTTGTTTTCCAGCTACCGCGGAAAGCCTCAATCATTATGCCTTTATCGTGAATGTCCATCCCAAAGATAGGGACAAGCCACTCATCTATTTGATACTGAGGTACTTTGTTCCCATGATATCTCTCATAAAACGCACACATCCCTGAGATACCATACGAACCTGCCCTGGCTATTAGCGCATCTTTCCGTAGTGCCCCTAATTCTTGTCGGGTTAGATTCAGTTGATCCAAACGCACTCCTAACGCACGACATCACCCTGCCACAAGTACATTTTGGAGCAAGGTGGGTGTCGGTAGTTTTTGATTTCCCACACCCATAACAGTAAAAGGTGTGTAGATACATTAGTTTATTTGCTTACACTTTTAATTGTGTAGTGTGTTCCGAACATACTGAACAGCAAAGCTACAAGAGCTAATACTGACTGAGCTACTTCTTGTTTGTCAGAATCGACTAAACTTAAAAGTCCTTCTGCAAAAAATATAACGGATCCAACAAGCACGGCAACAGCAGCCGCACCCTTTCCGCCAATATCTTTTCCAAATAGGTTAGCTACAGCTTTGATTCCTTGTGTCACTAAGAAAGCGACTAATACTTTGATTTCTTCTGGTAATGCGAACATTTGTTCTCCTTCATAAATTTGCAAGTTCTTTCAACATTTCGCCATACTTTGCAATTACTTCCTCTAAATTTCGTTTTAGTTCATCGGACTCCTGCTCTATCTCTTCTATTCCTTCTGGAGTCAAGAGCTTGATAATTTTGTCGAGCTTTTCCTCAATCCCTGACATATCAGGGTAACTAGGATATGTATAGGTGTGATAGGGTTGAGGGTAATAAGTATACTGATTGCAAATACATGGGTTGCAATAACAAGTCCAACATGGTTGGGTATGAATATAATTACCGCTAACAGTTGCAGTAGTTGCGCCATTGCTTGTTGTCGTTAACATATTTTTTCTCCTTATGATAAACTTGCTATTCCTAATCCAATCAATATAGTAAAGAAAACCGAACCAACCCATAAAGTTAACTTGCTTCTGTCAGATAAAACTGCTAGCTTACTATCAATATGGGGTAAGTCATTAGTCAAAATTTTTTTAACATCTGTTTTTAGTTCTGATACGTCGCCTTCGAGTTGTCCTATTCTGTATTCCACGTTGTCATCCGCCATTTAGCATCCTTGATATATCATGTACCTCCGGGGGTAGGACATTTTCTATTTATATGAATTTTATCATACATATCATGCTTTTGTCAAGGGTATGTGGTATAATGAAAATATGATAATATCTAAAAAGAAGAAGTTTGTATTTGCGTCTATTCCCAAGACAGGGACTACCTCAATAGAACGCACCTTGATGAAATACGAGGATGCGTTTGCAACAGTATCCTCTAAAAAACACACTCCATTCTTGCAAGTAGAACATTTACCACTCCCATATTTCAAGTTCTGTTTCTTCAGGAACCCATGGGATCAGTTCGTTTCCCTGTATGAGTACCGTAAAGAGAGAAGGAAATTTGAAAAGCTACCTTTCAATGCGTGTTTTGATGAGTGGGTAGAAAATGCGATACTCTGTTTTGAGTACAAGATAGAAACAGAATACGGGTTCATATTGGACGCTAGTGGATTTCCTATTCCCGGTATAAAGGTTTACAAATATGAGGAGATATATGATGCTTGGGGGGATATTTGCAACAGACTAAATATTACAGACAAGCTCCCCCACTATAACTACACTAAACGCCGTCACTACTCCACCTACTACACAAATAAAACCAAGCACATCATAGCGAGAAAGTGCTGGCGTGAAATAGAAATGATGCAGTATCAATTCAAGGAGAGTGAGTAATGGAACTAAATATTCTACTAACAGGATTAGAGGTAAAGGATTATACTACGCAAGCGATAAGTACGATTCGCCAACACAATCCCGAAGTGGATATAATCTGGATCCATGCTGGGGAAGAACCCCCTGGTCCAATGGGTTGTAAAGTCCTCCACGCTCCAGGTGCCTCGATGACGGAAGCCTTTAACCAAGGCATCCTGCAAAACCCTGCTACATGGCATTTGATAATCAACGATGATGTTATTTGTTGTGGCAGTATGAATGTCAGTAACTTGGATGAGAAGTCACTTTACGCTCCTGGTATGGGAAGATCCGACAAGGTTGGAGGAAGGGAATTTCTGTTAGGGTGGGCTTTACTTCTCAGTGATTCCGCTTGGCAAGCAGGAGTACAGTACGACACCAACCTAATAAAGTGTAATTGGGAAGATTTTGATATTCACATGCAAGCTAAATCAATGGGGTACGGTACGGTTCCTGACCCAACGTTATTTCCGTTCAGGCATTTGAAAGCATCTGGGCGAGTCATTGGTTCTGATTTTTGGTGGAAGAACCTAGCATACGTCAAGGAGAAGTGGAACGTATGAAAGTACTTACGATAGGCACGTTTGACCTTCTGCATGTCGGACACATAGAACTATTCAACTATGGGGCGCAGTTTGGTGAATTAGTCATTGGGCTCAATACAGATGAGTTTGTACTACAATACAAGGGCGAACTACCAGTTCAAAACTACGATAAAAGGTACGACAACATAGTACGCTTTATCGGTATAGAGCCACTGAAGAATGACAGTGCTGGCAGAGAGCTTGTAGAGTGGGTTGAACCAGATTGTATTGTAGTTGGTATGGACTGGCATGAGGCGGGGTACTTGAAGCAAACAGACTTGACTAATGAGTTTCTAAGTGATAATAATATCTCAGTGATATATACACCAAGAACATCTGGAATATCTAGCTCTACTTTGAGGAAAAAATGAAAATAGCTGTAATCTCTACCTCATTCTATATGAAGGAATACGGGCAGCCATTCATGGACTCACTTCAAAAAACTAATCCTGAAGTGGATTCAGTGATGATAGACCAATCAGAAAATAGATTTCGCAGCAAGGCGTGTGCTTGGAACTACGGGGCAAAGCTAGTAGATAATGCGGAAATTTTATTTTTTTGTGATGATGACTTAATCTGGGCAGGTAAGATCATTCTGCCAGAAGCAGAGTTGTTTGGGCCTACCCTTCTGAAGTCAGGGCATTTCGGGTTTGACGTGGGATGTGATTTCTTAGAAGGTTGGTGTATAGGAGTTACGCGGAAACTGTATGAGAGGATAGGAGGGTTTGACGAAAAGTTTATCAACTGCGGGATATCAGACTGTGATTTCAGTATCCAGGCTCATAAACTTGGAGTAAGTGCTGTTAGATGGACGTTCCCCGGGGTGCATCTACGGATTGGTACGAAATTTAAAATCAACTTTAACGAACCCGAAACAAGACTAATGAATATTGCGTATCTAAAAGGAAAGCATGGATTATGAGAATATACATATCTAACCACGTACCAGAAAACCAGTTTGATAAAGAACGCTGCAAGACTTGCAAAGCTCACGAAATGGAAGGGAATAGAGTAGTCTGTACCAACCTTCGTGCAGTTCACTATATAATTGGCAACTCTCTATGCGAGGTATACGATGTTTGTGAGAATAGTATTGCTGATGCTGACTAGTTTTATGATTGGTTTTGTTTGGGGAGCTTTCTGGATGGCTAAATAAAAACCCCCGACATTGCAGCATCGTTGAGAGGCTTCGGGGGTATATTGTAGAAGTGACTGGATTTTTATTTCCGCCAGCCCGGAAAGGGGTGTTGAAGAGTTATCTTCCACTCCCGCCAGGTGCTTGCTCCTTTACTTCTCTGCACCGAGAAGGATATTCTTTCCAATACCATACAACTGATTGGTAAGAATACATTAACTGACACTTTTCGCATGTCACTTTTTCAGCGTCAGTTGTAAAAAAATCACTAACGTATTTTGGATGTTTATATACATCCTTTCCAAAAAATCTACACAGAGCAAGCCATCCATCAGCAGTTGACTTTACAGATATCATGTGAATAAGTTTCATAAAACAATCTCGTAGTGGACATGCCGGGAATCGAACCCGGGTATTGGGTTGCCTGAAGTTGCCTTTCGGCATTCACCAGAAGCGTACCAATCGAGGCCTTGCATGCCCAGAGCAGGTTACTGTTGTTCTTATCTTACAGTATTTTTGTTTATTTGTCAAGTGGCGCGAATTTTTCAAATTTTTCTCAGATTCAACCAATTCAGTTGAATCTCTTTCCTCCCAATCTTTACATGCAGATAAAAAAGCTACGTCCTCATTTTTTATAACACACCACAACCAATCACCTATTTCAGCGTCCGGCTTTGCGTACTTACACAAATAGCACCGCTTGTCTTTCATATTACCTCATCTCCTACTGATGCCCAATTTTCGTTATTTGGTTTCTTGAACCAAACTCCTCTTTCATCTTTATCCCACTTCTCGGGATGACAAGACCTACAAGTGCATCCATATTCTCTCATAGTTTTGTTGAGTGGTTCACTGGCTCGTTCTACATATCCATGCTGTTGACAATCACTATCCCCACATTTTGGACACTCCTCTTCAAAGCTCATGTCATTCTTCCCAACGCATTTCTCGCAATAACATGCTTTCACTCCAACACCACGACCTTGTACGTATTCCTGCTCACAGACTGACCTTGGAACTCCACAGTCAAACGTTCTCCAATTCTCAGGCAATTTATCCTCAAATAGCGCAAGGATTTCATCGGCTAGTTTTATATACCACCTGGTAGAAGACTCTCTGTGAATTTTTAAGTCGTTCTTTTGTAGTATCTCAATTATCTTGGTTTTCATTCTTTCTCCTCGGTAACAAGAGAGTTGTCGCCTACCTCAATAATAGGTTTCCTAAAAGGTCCAGGCTTCTCCTCTAGCTGTAAACGTATCCTTCGAGCTTGGGACTTACTTCTCATCTTTACCCAACCATCAGTTTGCAAAAGCTCCATGATTTCGTCGGCTATCATTTCTAGCACAGGTTGAGAGTCGTCACCAAATCCCTCAATACATATATCAATGCTATTATTTTCCAGTATCTCAATTATTTTGTCTTTCATTGATTGCTCCTTTTTCAACAAATGGATTGTATGAAATCTAGGAGTTGAACTCCCGTTTTTCTTGACGTTTAGTGTCGTTATGGGGTACAAAACCCCCTGTATCTACACGTAATGTAAACCTGATGGGCCCATCAGGTTATGTCGGTATTCCTTCACAAGCTCTTTCCCACTCAACTACTACTTGCATAAATTCTTCACTTCGATAATCATTACTATTGCGACTACCTTTGCTTAAATTGCATGGTCCGCAAAGAACCTGGAGATTACTAATCCCATTGTATCCGCCATTAGCAAGTGGGACAATATGATCTATCTGTAAGTTCAAAACCTTTCTGCATTTGAGGCACCGGTATTTAGCTAAGTTTAATAGAAATTTTACATCTTCCCCGGTGTGATCTCCGCCGTTGTTTAGTTTCCTGCTTTTACGACGAGCAGTATTTGCTCTGCACTTCTCAGGATTATTTTTTTGCCACGCTCTAGTTCGTTCTCTCGCTTTCTCTCTGGCCTTCTTAGGACTGTCTTTCCACCACCACCTTATTCGCTTAGTGCTCAATTTTTTGTTGTTTTTGTAATACTTTTTGTAGTATTCTCTCTGATATTCTTGCCGCGCCTCGCTTTTATACCGAAGATTACTGTGACATCCTTCACACAGTCCCTTTACTTGGTGATTACTACCAGGAGTAGTACACTCAGGATTCTGGCACTCATCGTATTTCTTGCTCCACATCGGTTTCATAAACCCATTATACCACATAACTATTGCAGTAATTGGTCAAATGTGGCAAATTACTGCAATAAGCAACTTATTGCCTATTAGAGACATTTATGGGACTTAATGGGCAAGATATTACCTATAAGATATTGTTAGTTAAATCATCTTTCGTTACGTAATCACTAACATATTGTGATTTAGCTAAGTGACGCTAAATGTTACGGTTAGTATTATCATTAGTAAAAATTACATGTATTGTAGATACTTTACTATATAGCAGCACTTCAATATGTTTTCAAGTTAGTCCATATAGTGAAGTATACGCGGGCGGTGGAGGGAACCCCAACATACAACAACAACAATAATAACGAACGTGGTGCCCCCCTCACCACTATTTACACGCAAATTTTTACTAGAACATATATTCTACATCTCACATGCGCTGTCCCTTGATTGTGAAACCTGTCACGAATAGAACAAACGTTCTGTACGGAACGTACACATACGCAACGAAGAGAACAAACATGACCTTACAGAATTGTTAGGTTATTCTTACACATATTCTTATAGAATTGTGTATAATGAAGTCATAAGTAATTCCCCAGGGATAATGGTTATTCTATAAATGGGTTTATGGGGATGGGTAATATTCAGAGGTAAACTAACTAGGAGAGCAAAACAATGAAAAACAAAGACTTGAAATCAAATATTATGACAGGATACGAAGTAAAAACACGCACAGTTGAAATTCTTGAGCCTGACGGCAGGGGCATTGCCTCTAAGTTTGCTATATACCACGTTTATCAAGACGATGGGAACAATAGAACTTATTGTCATGCGTATCCTGACTATCTCAGTATGATTACTGCACATCCTGAACTGAAACCACGAATAAAAGTATAAGGCATACCTTATACTAATCGGCCTGACTCAGGCCGCACACCTTATACTATAATTGGAGGTAAAACAATGCGAATGACAAGGTATCAATATAAAATACAGACAGTGTACCAACATTTATTCACAGACGAATATGACATTATATCAATAAATGCCAATAGCGAGGAACTAGCCGAATCAGTACTATCAAGAATGTTATCCGAAAGAGATGACTGTTATAGCAGCGACAGCAGTTATCAAACATATCAATTTGAATTAGTAAACATATTCCACTAATACTCTTATACCCCTGTATCTATATCAAGCTAGGAGGTAACTGTGCAAGTAGTAAAATTGTTATACATAATTTGCGTAATAGTATTCACAGCTTGTGTGATTTTATTCATAATTGGAGGTAAAACAATGAAAATAATAACAACACCAAGAGAGTTGATAGATAAAGGCTTATGGGATAGATACTGTGAAATATCTGGGATGTCTGTATATGCAGTAAATGAGGGCTATCCTGACGATACGCCTATATCGCTAGATCTTCCCAAATATAAACCACTAATCTTGAGACTGTGCTACCTTGAAACTAACTAATCACTAATACTCTTATATAGGGCATTCATATCAAGCCAGGAGAAACAATGAACAGAATAGAACGGATAAGAAAAAAGATTGAAGAAAATCCAGAGGGCGCCCTGGCTATATTGGATATGATGAATCAAGTAGCTGTTAGGGAAGTCGTTATTGAAATATGTAATGACGATAATCTTTCACCTGTTGGGAAAGCAGACAGAGTACTGATTTATCTTGACGTTCCAATGGATAAAGTGTTGGAAGATATAGAAATCAAAGCGATAAAAGATAGTTTAGAAAATTATAGCCAAGATTGCCTAGACAAGGAGAACTAATGAATATCAAATCAAGAGTAAAGAATCCACGCTTATACGCTGCATGGCTCATTCAGATATACGATAAAGGACATCAAGCGATTGTATTACGTTCACTATTGGGGATCTATAGCAAGGAGGAGTGATGGAAAACCTTACAAATGAAGAGCTTTTGTTTGACCGTCAAGAAAGTTTCAACGATATAGTTTCCTGTTTAGTCGCTAAGTCTCAGGACAGAGAGGACTATGAAGAAAGACTGAATGGAAACCTGAGCATTATAAATACAATCTACAAAGAATGCAAACGGCGTGGGTTTGACCCTGCTCAATACAAAGAGCAGCCCTAGATTCTATAATAGTGGATACTCTGGAGTGGTTCCTTCAGGGTATCGACTATATTGCAAGTAGCTTGCGAAATCGGGATGGAAATAACTGTTGTAATCACTTATAATCTATACCAGGAGGTATTACAGATGCTTACATTATTATTCTGTTTCTGTATCATCATGTGGAGGCCGCCGTTTGTGCCAATAAATATCGCATTGGTACTGACAACAATGCTTGCCTTTTTCGCTTGGGATGTGTACGAAATAAGAGATTTTATTTGGAGAAAGCCAAACTAACTAACCACTATACAATAGGAGGTAACTGATGAACAGAAACGAACATTTAGAATGGTGTAAAAAAAGAGCGTTGGAATATGTTGATGCTAGTGATTTGACAAATGCTTATGCTTCGATGACTTCTGATTTAGGAAAACATCCTGAAACATCTGGGCATATAGGAATTGAATTAGGAATGGGATTACTAATGATTGGAAAGCTATCAACAGATGCCGAAATGCGAAAATTCATTGAGGGATTCAACTAATACAACCACTTACAACTAGGAGGTAACTGATGAATAAGAATGAGAAGATAAAGGTAGCCAAGCAAATGATTGAGGAATTTGGCGGAAGTCCGCATACAATGAATGAGGGCGAGATACATACCAAGTCAGAAACAGTTTGGATGTTTGAACACTGGCTTGAACAACAAGAGGAGGTAACTAATGAATGTACAAATTAATAATTGGGTTGATGACGAATATCATGGGAGAACAGTAACACACGCTACCATAACAGATAGCAACGGTTATATCTGGGAGTATGATGCGTATGCGTATCAATCAAATCACCGGGAACTGAGAATACCAGCAGCAGACAAGGAATTTCCAGAGGAACACCAGAACGAAAACGGATACGATGCACGATCACTTGATGAAGCTCTACTGACGCTGATGGATGGAGGGTATATCTAATGAATGATATTAGTACTCATAATGATGGGTGGTGGATAAGATTCAATGACCCGAAACAAAGCAGTAGTTATACTGGTAACCAAACAGGGAAATACTTATTTTTCTGTAAAAACCAAGAAACATTATTGAAGCTCTGTAAACATGAGATAACCGAACATGGATTTATCTATGCAAAGGTATCAACAAACGCCAACGATAATGATTATGTCTGTTGTCTGTATTGGATGGACGACAGCAGAAAGCATGAGCTTGCTCAGAGGTATAGGCAACGAGAAGATATTAAGTACCGGTATTGGAAATCTAATGCAGATACATTGGCTGGAAAATATAGTAAAAATTATTTAGACAAGGAGGCAACTAATGACAACTGACACTCACATCCTACATATTGTAGACGCTTACACTACCTGGCCTCTCTTGTGCTGGAACTGTGGAAGTGATAAGGTGGTGTACTCAAGCCATGTAAACGATAGCCTTTGCCAGTGTTGTAATGAATGGCAACTAAATGAGGAGGAAGAATGAATATCAAGCAATGGTTTGCTCTACTAAAGCAAGACACATTAATAAGTCGTATAACTGATTTCATTTATTACAGAATTACTAGTCGAATGCGCTGGACAATGAGACAATGGAAAAACAAATAAACGAGGAGCAACCCAATGACTAACCCTGAAAAAGTAGATTTCTTAGGAGAAGCAAAGAAGTACGCAGTAGGATTTAGAGAAAAGGGATTCCATAATAAAATCTATCTCATAGAATCTGTGTTGTTCACAGGAATTGCTATTGCTGAACAGCTTGAGAAGATGAACAAGATAAGTGCCTTGAGCTTGCAACAACATCCAAGGTTTGTCCTGAACAGCGACCTTGCCGGCATATTGCAGAAGGACAAATGAAAGAACTACTCTGTGCAGGAGCCATGTTAGCAAGCGTCACGATAGTACCGATGTTGTTCTTGATTGCGCTACGTGCTGTGTACCTTGCTGACTTGCGCAACCAAAAATATCCACCTGAATACAAGGAGTAATAAAATGGGTAGAGAAATAAGAATGGTGCCGCCTAATTGGGAACATCCCAAGCAAGACAATGGACATTACGAACCAATGTTTGACGAGGATTTTGACACCGCCCTCAATGAATGGATAGAGGGATATGAACTATGGAAAAAGGGAGAACATCCCGAACAACAAGAGGAAGAATGTAACTATCCTTTTTGGGAGTGGATGGGTGGTCCTCCTAATCCAGACTCCTACCGACCAGCCTTCACAGAAGATCCAACTTGGTATCAGACGTATGAAAATGTATCAGAAGGAACACCAGTAACACCACCCTTTGCAACCAAAGAGGAGTTAATTGAATACCTAGTTGAACATGGTACATTCTGGGACGTACGCAGGGTCGCAGATGGCAGACAAGACAGGGTTGGATGGGATAGAAAAGCAGCCGAGCAATTTGTCAAGGCTGAATACGCACCTTCAGGCATGATAGTAGGTGGCACTTGCTACTCTCCCCGAGACGGGTTCCCCACCTAATCAAGTGACTTGAATATTATATAAGCATATAGGAGTGTTGCCAACAACAACACTCCTTTGCATAACATCTCTTTATCTATTCTGGATCCTCATTCTCTATATCCCCCGTTAGTTTTTCCTCAGTCCATCCCAATATCTTATCAAGTAAGCCTGGATGTTTAGCAATTAGCTTTGACATGGTATCACCACTCGCACCATCACAAGTAGGGCAGGGCTCACCACTGTCAGGGTCCCAAAGCCCAAGCTCCTCCCTTCGAGTAGGGCTTAGTGCAAGTAACTTATTATAAGCACTTACAGTACCGCTCTTGCCTTCTACGAATATTCTACCAAGAGTCAAGATGTCAGCCGGAAACGGCTCAGTGAACCCCATGGCAAGCAAGTTCATCTTTAGTTCTATCTCTCCCTTGTTCTCCCGCGCTACCTTCCTACCCTCTGCTAGTTTTTCAAGGTGTTCAGGTGATAGCTTATGTCCAGGCTTGAACTGACCAAGCTCATTTCTTTCAGCCATTACGCATCCTCAACAGCTTTGATATTTTGATACACCTTAGCTGACTTCTTATCCTTCACTCCAACCATGTATAGTTTCACCGCACCAGTTGGAATAGGTGTATGATCCGCGCCCACTACTGGCACAAACAAGGGGAACATACTTCTAAATATTTTCTCTCCTACCTCAGTAGCGTAGTAATGTCCTGCTGCTGGCTTAGTTCCATTGAAGAAGTTCACCCATGTTCCATCGTATGAGTAGCAGTTAGCCAACACTTCATAGCTCTGGCCTTCGAGGATGTCATCCATCTTGCTACCTTTCAGCCCAAGATACTGAGTGCCATCACCAATAGGAGTAGCAACAACAGGTGTACCATCATCAAACGGTACTGCTGGTGCATCAATAACCACACCACCAAGCTCTTTTGCTGTCTCAACAGTAGATACTACTTGAATCAACTTAGGTACTTCATCAACAGGAGTAACGGGGAGTGGTGCTGGTGCTACTTGTCCTTGCTCAGGATGTTCTGCCTTATTGTAAGTACTTATAAAAGGCTTATACCCCTCGTCCTGCATGTAAGCAATTACAGCTTCCAAGTCACTCAACGCATCAAGAGCTGTGTCTTTCCGGGCAGTAACACTCACCTGCCATCCATTCTTGCTTATTGCACTTGTGAAAGCTACCCCAGAATATTCATGCACATTCTTATTCATCTATCCTCCTCTCTCTAAGTTTAAGTTTTCCATCATCTCGTCTTGATAGTCGTCCTCTTGTGCTTGGAATTGCAAGCCCTTGTCTAGCCAGCTATCATAAGTGTCAAGAAGTACAGCCTCTATTGCTGTCAATTCATATCCGCTGCCTGCTAACCAGTCACCAAATCTTTTTAGCCTTTCCCCATCTATCTCTTTCATCACTCCTCCTCGCTCATGATTTGTATCATTTGTTTCAAGTCATCAACGTCTACTATGCCATCAATAAGTATAGTGTTCTCGCCCTGATACCATCGAATAAAAGGTCCATTATTAGTTTCGTAGCACACCTTGTCCCTAACAGGATATGATCTCTCGAAAAATTCAAGCGGTTCTTCCATCTATCCTCCTCTACTTAGTATATCTTCCATTTGCTTTTCGTCTTTATAGTCTGCTTCTTGTTCTTGTGCTTCAAGTCCTGCATCAAACCCACACTTGTACCCTAATGCAAAGTCAGTCTTTGACTTCTCGTAATTTTTCGCATCGTAAACGATTGAAATATTTTTCTTGCCATATAACTGTATAAATTTATCATCCATCTCTTTCATGTTAGCCTCCAATAAAAAACAAAAGTAACTCTCTTAGTAATATGTAAGCCAAGGCTACCCCGCCTACCTTCCAGTATCCCAAGATAAGAGACACTACCGCTATAAATGCCATTATTCCTACGTCTATTTGGTTCATAGTTCCTCCCAGGTGAGTGGCAGCACCTTTATTTATAATATAGGAGGCGGTACTGCCACTTGAGAATATTATACCACGTTTATTGGGAACATCACTCCCACTTTTCATTCTAATACAACGTTAACAATTGCATTTGGAGCGTGTGATATAATTGTAACCATGAAAACTATACTTGATTTATGCGGAGGGACTGGTGCCTGGAGCAAGCCTTATGTAGAAGCAGGCTACGACGTCAAGCTAATAACATTGCCAGAATATGATGTGCGATTATATTCTCCGCCAGATAATGTACATGGAATATTAGCTGCACCGCCATGTACTGAATTTTCATATGCCAAACATTTTCATGGCAAGGGAAATTATAACCACGACTTCAGAGCAGGGCTTGAGGTAGTAAGCGCATGTATGAGAATTATACTAACGGCGAAACCTATGTGGTGGGCATTAGAAAACCCGCGTGGTTATTTGTTGAAATGGCTAGGAAATCCAGTATTAGAATTTGATCCCTGGCAGTACGGAGATAACTACCAAAAGAAAACCTGCTTATGGGGACACTTCAATACACTAGTGCCAATAGCATCTAAAAAACCAAAGGGTATTATAAAGTTTTCAATGCTAAAGAGTAAAGAAATATTTCCCGAATACTATGGCAAACTCACAAGGCAAGAGCGCAGGGCAATTACTCCACCCGGGTTTGCTCAAGCCTTCTTTGAAGCTAACCAATAGGAGTTGTAATGAATTACAAAGCTCAAGAACATAGATACATATACCCAGGCAGCACATCCCAAGGCCACATCTTTACTACTGGTGCTGATAAAGGATACTGCGGTATCAAGAAAGAAACCCTTTCAAAGAAAGCTAAAGAAATTGATGAGCGACTTGCTACTACGCTTCGGTTCCGAGATGGACAAGAGTTGTGTAGTGCTTGTCAAAATAAATTGAAGCAAGGGCTTGCTGAAAAATATAACTTAGACTGGTAGTAGGAGAATAGATGACAAATGAACTTCAAGTGGTAAAGAAACTTAGTGAGAACGTAGCCATAACACCAGTGTCAGCGGTGATTGATTCAAACATCACAAAGGCAGAGCTTGAAAATGCTTTTGAGTTCTATAGCATGGTGGACAAGGCAAACGCTTTCTACATTGGCGATACCGCCAATGCCCAGAGTGAGAACTACGAACACGAACACGCTGACAAAGTAGCTGAACAAGTGGGCTTTACAAAAAGAACTATACAAGAGTATAAATATGTTGCAAAGGCTGTTAAATCTTCAATGCGCATTGAAGATTTAGGATTCCAGCACCATCAATTAGTAGCACCGCTTGAAGAAGAACAACAAATAAAATGGCTCAACAAGGCAAGCGAAGGTGAATGGACAGTCAGCCGATTGAAAAAAGAAATCGCTGATAAAAAAAATCAAGCCTTGATTGATGCGTTCAACGAAGTGCCAGAAGATGACAGGTATAATATTTTTCAAGCTGACATCAGAACAGTTAAACTTGACCAGCAGTTTGATTTCATCATCACTGACCCGCCGTATCCTAAGGAGTATCTTCCATTATTAGAAACGCTGGCTATTAGAGCTAACGTGTGGTTGAAACCTAGTGGCTTATTGGTTGCAATGTGCGCACACTATTGGCTTCCGCAAATATTAGAAATGATGACGAGACACTTAGATTATTATTGGATATGTTCGTATCTTGTACCTGGTGCATCTGGTAGTAACATCCATAAAAAAGTCAACCCTAACTGGAAGCCAATACTTATATTTGGCAAACCCGATTATAAGGGTAAAGTCTTTAGCGATGTATTCAAAAGCGAACAACGTGACAAAGATTTTCACGAATGGGGACAATCAATAAGCGGGATGAGTTCAATAATAAGTCAGATATGCAAGCCAGCTCAAACAATTCTTGACCCATTTCTGGGTGCTGGAACAACTGGCATTAGCGCACTACAAAACCATTGCATATTTACTGGATTTGATATTGACAAAAATGAAATCAAGAGGTCATTAATGAGGATGAGTGAACTATGACACATGATAAATTCAAAGCACGTAGAGAAACACACGATGAACTCGAAGGACAAATAATGAATATAATTAGACCGCACACAACACGAAAGCATTTACCCGACAGGCTTGTATCTTTCAACGACAGACTCGTTGCGTGGGATGCAAAGGCTAATGTGTTTGTTGAAGATAATAGCCATGACGAATACTTTAGAATACAAAACGAGAACGACATACCAGTATTTATAGTATATGAAAACGGCACTCTAGCTGAATACATAGACGAATTGATATGGAGTGATAAGATGCCAGCTTCGCCAAAGTCTACTACTGGTGATGATTATTATATAATTAGTGGTGGTATACCACTTGAAGAATTTCTAAAAAGAGAATGCACACCATCATCTTTATAACCACTTACAGGAGAACGAATGGCTAAATTGAAAGGTTTCACACCAGCAGTAGACGCGCTGACTATCAAGTATGGAATTATTACCTCCTCAATATACGGTAGGATGTGGAGGTTTGCCAAGATGTCTGACTTGAATATCTGTTCTGCATCCCAGGAAAAAATAGGTGAATACCTTGGACTCGACAGAACCACAGTAAATAGACACATAAAAATACTAAAAGAGAAAGGACTTATCCGGGAGTCAGGACGCTCCGGTGGTGGTACAGTTACTTACATTCCTCTTGTTGACATCCATGTATCTGTTGAGATGGATGTAGCAGAGAACGACACCGAAAGTGCGGTAAAACAACAAAGCGATGTGCTTAAAAGCAACACAAAGAAAGATAGTAAGAAAGTTCTTAAAAATAATACGGCTGAAGCTATTAAAAGAGGAGCTAAGTTATCTACTGCTATTCAGGTAGACTTTCAGCAGCATCTAGGCTTATCCCCGAATTGGGATACCAAGACTAACCAAGTCCACTATCAATTCTTCCGGGCGAGGTATGAGGTAGGAGAGACAGCGAAGGACTTCATCAAGTGGTGGCGTTCTGATTGGAAGGGCAAGGATGGTAGTATGCCGTCGTCACTCAACCAGGTGCAAACCTTGTGGTTACAAGCGTTTACAAAACCTACCAACGACTTAGAAGCAGAGAACCAGAGACTAAAGGAGTTACACGGATGAAACCACTAACACCTGAACAGAGAGATGCGATAATAGCCAAGTGTCCGATACATGTCAACATCTACTGGCCTGCAAGGGACGAGTTTTTTACATGGCTCAACGAAAACACAGAGGAAGAAAGATGCCCTAAATGCGCCGAGTTTCTTGCTGAATGTGTTTGCAATATAGACATGGATGAACTAAGAGAAAAATACAAGTCCCAACACCCCTGTCCTGAGACATCGCAAGAAAAGACTTGCTCAGAATGTGGGGAGGAAATGAAACGGTCTTTGGCAAGGTTAGTTGATAGAGGGCAAACAGGCTATAAATGTACTGATCCAAAATGTGAGGGGTGGATAGAAATGCCCCAACTGCGGGAGGACTGAATGATAACACCTAAAGACAGAGATGTGATACTTGAGTGGTTTCACAACACGCCTTATTCTATCATGCCAGCAATAAAACCAGAGCTTGTTGAATTTCTCAACTCCCTTGTTAGTGAGGAGGATGAAGAAGATTTAGAGAAAGGCATGTATTGGGATACAGAGGCTAATCAACAATGAACCTAATACAAGGTGACTATACATGAAGGAGAGCAAGGATGAGTGAGTTTTGGAATAAGGTGGAACGTGGCGGGATAGATGATTGTTGGGAATGGAAGGCTTGTAAATGGAGAGGGTATGGGAGGCTGAAGTATAACGGAAAAAGATACCGTGCACATAGACTTTCGTGGATATTTGCAAATGGTCAGCCAGTTCCTGATGGGATGTGTGTTCTACATTCTTGTGACAATCCAAGCTGTGTAAATCCGGGTCATCTATTTTTAGGAACACAAGCTGATAATATGGCAGACATGGACAATAAAGGAAGGAGAGGATTTATAAAACGCAAAGGGGAGTCTAACTCACGATCTGTTCTAACGGAAAGACAAGTATTGCGTATTAGAGAAGAATATAAGATCAGCGGGAAAAGCCAGTCTCAATTAGCTAAAGAGTACAAGGTAAGCCGAGGGGCTATATCTGGAATAGTATCTGGCAAGAATTGGGGATGGTTATGACGGGACCACAACTTGTGCCACACAGTAGAGAGTCGGAGGAAGCTCTGCTCGGGGCTATTTTAATTAACCCTTCCGCTTACGATGATGTCAAGCCTATCATTGAACAGAAGGAGTATTTTTACATTCACCGTAACAGGTGGGTGTGGGAAGCGTTCGGACGTTTAGTTGACAAGGGAGAACCTATTGATTACCTCTTGGTTATTGAAGAACTTGATAAGATGAACTACCTTGCTGAAATAGGAGGAGCAGGATACCTTACTAAACTTACCAACAACGTGCCGTCCTCCCTTCATGCAGTAAGTTATGCCAGGACAGTAGCTGACAAGTGGGAGAGAAGGGAAGGGTTGAGTGATGCCCAGGCTTATACTATTGAATGTTATGATGAGGACAATGACTTCGGTGAAGCTAAGTTAGAGTTCGCTTCCAAGCTGGCTAAGTCCAGTGTAAAGGGAGAGGGTGCAGTTCACATTGATAATTGGATGACTGATGGATATAATGAGTTGAAGCAGAGGGTAGAGAACCCGCGTGCTCATGCCGGTATCTCAATGGGGTTAGGAGACTTGGACAGGGTGTTCGGTGACGGCTTGTTATCGGGAGTAAACCTTTTGTTGGGTCCTCCCAAGCTAGGTAAGACGATGTTAGCGCAGCAGATAACAGTCAACATAGCCAAGGACAAGGTGCCGATAGCTTTCTACTCTGCTGAAATGTTCTGGCTTGATATGTGTCTGAGGTTTATGAGTGGCATGTCCAAGCAGAAGGTAAGTGACATGCGTAAAGGAACGGCAGACCTTGACCTTATTGCTAAAGCAATGAGAGAAATGCAGAAGTATCCCCTTTGGGTTGACGACCCTAAAGGAATGACTACCGCGGAGTTGAGAGCCGACCTCATCAGATTAAAGTCAGACCATGGTATCAAGGTGATGGTGTTTGATTACTTAGGCAAGTTGGCAGACCACAGAGGGAAGATGGAAGAATGGAAACGAACCCCATTGATGACTGCATCCCTTCAAGAGACACTGGTTGAGCTCGATATAGCAGGGCTTGTCATCCACCAGGTAACTAAGGATGGTTACAAGAAGCAGGACATGGCTGGAATTGCAGGTGGCGTTACAGTTGCTTACGAAGCTGTGTGTGCTGTCCAGATGGAGCAGGATGATGAAGAAAACTTGCGAAAAATTATAAACGTCTTGCCTCCCCGGGGAGTAGAAGGATACTGGAAGATGTGCAAGCTATGGAAGGACCCACTTTTCCCCAGGTTCGAGCTTGCTAAAGAAGAAGATAATGGATTCGTTCCTCATTACAGTGAGGACATCTAAAGGAGATATGGTATAATGGATAAATGGATTTCAGTTGAGGATAGATTGCCGGAGTTCGAGCAGTCTGTGTATGTTTATTATGCTGATTATATTAATGGTCATCCATTGGGCATCCCAAGATACGATATTGCTACTTATGGTGGGTCTATCGCAGTTTGGGGTAGAGCACAAATCACTCACTGGATGCCACTACCAGCACCACCAAAGGATAACTAATGCTAAAGAGAATAATAGAATCTCCCACTACTATAGACAGAGTGCACGAATCTGGTTTCAAGTCAACGTGCATATTAGAATTTGCTAAGTATCTGTTAGTACACGACACTTCCGCACAAGTGGTACTTGAACTTATTCGTGAACTAGAAAAATTTGAAGGTGGTTCAGACCCGTTTGACAAGGAAGATAACTAATGGGAACACAACACAAAATCGAGGAGCTTATTCGCTGCTGTGACGAATATCCCAAATATCATAGAGCAGATGGTATGACTTGGGTACAATGCAGTAATGAGAAGTGTAAGAACAGAAGTCAAACGTATCTTACTGCTGGCTTGAGTGCCAACAAAGGTTGGAATGAAAAAAGAAGGAAGCAATTAAAGGTGGAGAATTTATACAATGGCAAACCCCACTGGTACAAAAAAGACAATTCAACTGAAGAAGATACCGAAGTGGAACTTCCGCTCGCCCCTCAAGGTACTGAATGAGGAAGAAGCTATCAAGTGGAGTGGTTGTAAGCAGTTATATTACTGGAAGGAAGGTAAACTATGGATAGTGAAGGCATAACTTATAACGACATACCACCAGAGGACAAGACACTATGCAACAATGCAGAGGGATGTGATAATTGCAAATGGAATGTAGTTTGTTTTGCGGAGGAAGAAGTCCACAAAGAGCCTGAAGGATACGAGCGTGATTGGATGGCTTGGGGCGGAACACTATGAAGTTCGTATTACTTGGTGAGTGGACGACGCAGAATCAATACATTAGCGCAGACCGACAAGGGTACGGTTGGGTAATAAAGAAGGCTGAGACAAAAAGAGTAAGAGAAGAATTAAAAGAACAATGGGATGGGACATACCCGTCCAAGTCTATCTTCAAGTTCACTTGGTATATGTGTAACCGTAGAACCGACCCTGATAATGTTTGTGCCTTTGCTCGGAAAGTAATATTAGACGGGATGCAGAAAGCAGGAATTATAGACAACGATGGATGGAAACAAGTAGCCGGGTTTGAAGATTCTTTTTACGTAGATAAGGATAACCCTCGTGTGGAGATAGAGCTGATATGATGGGAATATACCAAATCAAAAATGTAGAAAATAATAAAATATACGTTGGTTCTTCTGTCAACCTGAATGAACGGTGGCGATTACACAAATGTAATTTAGTGGCAAACAAACACAACAACAGTTATCTGCAAAGATCGTGGAACAAATACGGCGAAGAAAGTTTTTCCTTTTCTGTTCTTTGTAAACTAAATACAACTGAGGAAATATTAAGGATTATTGAAAACATGTATATATATAACTTAGCCCCTGTGTATAACTTGGCTAAGTTTGCGACAAAAAGCCCGATGTACAAGAGGCATCATACAGAAAAATCAAAACAAAAAATGAGCAAGGCCGCAAAAGGGAATACTCGCAACAAGGGGCGTAAGCATTCAGAAGAATCAAAAAAGAATATGTCAATAGCACATTATGGCATAACGCATACCAAAGAAACCAGAATGGCAATAAGCAAGACCTTGATGGGTAGAAACGTTGGAGAAAATTGTGGCACATCTAAATTAAAAGAATGTGAAGTGCTAGAAATCAGAAGGCTGTACGCTACTGATAAATTTTCTCAGACTTTGATTGGTAAAATATTTAATGTGAGCAGACATAATATTGGCGCAATTGTAAATAGAAAAAGTTGGAAACATATATGAAATTACCAGACGTTATCATAGACCGCATGACACAGAGAGCAGAGGACGAGAGTGCCTCGAAGATGGCAACTACCAGAGAGATGGGTATTATTTGGGACGAGTGTAAGTTTGCTCTAGCTTCCGAGCTTGCAAAAGAAAACAAGTGGAACGAGCCTAACATGGGCAAGACTAGAACTTGGTACATTGAAAGCATGTGTGCAAGCGTGGCAAAATTAGCACACAAATCTGGATATAACAGAATGAGGGTGTGGGACCAAGTACTATCTAGGAAGCTAGATGTAAAGTTTGACGAAGGAGAAGTCTTATCTTTCACTGACTATTTGTACTTGTTGCAGAATTTAAAGAAGGATAAGAGGGGATTGATACCGGAGGAAAAGATAAAGGAACGAACTGATTGGTACTTTGCCGAGCTAGAGAAGTATGGTAAACCACCAGGTACAAGAGATATTGAAAAACATGTAAAGAAAAACGGAGCGCAGCCAGAGTGGAAAATATTGTGGAGAAGCATAGTGAGATTAGCAAAGAAACTAAAAAAGCTGGACGACACACCGAACTTATTGAGAATGGCAATATATCATATACTGAAGGTAGAGTTAGATTGATTCATTGCAAGTGCGAGCTTTACTGGTGGTACCCACATCAACGTAAGTGCTTATATTGTAAGGAGGAGTGATGGAAAAAGAGCAGATACTTACGGAATACTGGATACTATGATATGAGGGGTTAACATGAAAACTGAATGGGAATGTAACATAAAAACCGAATGGGAATGTATTGACTTGAATTGTACTCATTGGGATGGAGATATGTGTCGGCTTGGATTTTGTGAACCGGACACATTAGAGGAGGAAGAAATGGATAACGATAAGTGGGAATGCATAGAAAACGATGCTGTAATTGAGTACAATGGTAAACAGAAAGAGTTTATTATTCGACACGAAGGGGAGGCAGAAGGAACAGGGATAGTGATTGGATTGAGTGACATATTATATGCCCTCACAATGGCTGCTCCAGTGCCACTCCATTTGTTGTAAAATAACGGCGGTTTATCGGAGGAGTAAACCTGATAGACAAAGTAGCTTTGGTGCGGACAATTGGTCAAGAAAGGCAAATAAAGAGAATGAAAAATGGGAGTTGAGTTCCCAAATTGCATGCAGTACCTATTCTTTTAGGAAAGGATTTACATACAATGAAAGAGCATGATTACAAGTGTTCCAAGTGCGATAGAAGAATGACACTTGAAGCAGAGCGCAAGCCAAGGTGGTGCCATGGAAAGAGAATGACAAGAGTAATTCACGCATCCCCTGTTATATGGAAAACACCAGGATGTACTAGAACAGTACCATTCCCAGATAAAAAGGAGAAGAAATGAATATGGTAGATAGGCCGCTTTGGATAGATATTTCAGAACATCAAGGATTATTTGACTTTAGCAAGATGGACACAGACAACAGGGTTAGTGGAGTGGTGTCAAGGGCAGGGGTGGGTCATCGTGTTGATCCTGAGTTTGTAAGGAATTACAGTCAGTCAAAGAAGGCTGACAAGTACCGAACAAGCTATTGGGCTATTGATCCTAAACAAATTATCCAACCCCAGCTTGACAAGTGGGTAGACATTCACCCGATACTTGACCGCATCCCAAGGATGTTAGATGCTGAACTGAATGGTTCTTCACCACTAGATACAGGCATGGACATCAAGGCATCGTCAGACTACCTTGCCGACTATGACAATGTAAGGCCGTGGCTATACTTTGGTAGATACTTTGCTATGGATAATGTTATCCCATTCGTATCTCACGACTGGTTGAATGAACACTATATTGTACTTGCTCAGTACGACATGGGTGATGGCAAGGAATACGAGAGCGTGATTATTCCTGATGGCATTGACCCCGAGAGAGTTATCTTCAAGCAAACCTCAGACAAGATGAAACTTTATAGTGGTGGACCAGTCATTGACCGGGATAGATTTTTACTTGGTGGACTACCTGAGATGTATGCGTTTATGAACTCTCAACTTGACGGTACAGCTCCACCGATTGAGCCACCTCCTCCGACTGAGGATTGTTGTGAGGGATTGAGAGAAGCATTGATTGAACTAGAAAATAATACAAGTGCCTATATTCTTGACAATCAAAAAGACATTGATGCCAACACTGACGAGATTGAGAAGTTGGAAGCATACGTTGAAAGTGAGTTCCTGCTAGCTTATAAAAAGATAAACACCAACACCAACCAGATACACTTAGATGCTGTGAAGTCAATGTCAATGGACGCTGCAATGGAAGGGCAAATCAATCAGCACGATGATGACATCACCAAGCTGAGAGCAGAGGTAGACGATTCAGTAGATGCTGGTGCTTTCAATCTTGTAGTTGACAAGCTCAATGCCCGACTGGATGAGCTGTTAGGAAAGGTTGAGAATACCTATAGCATGGTACAAGTTGAAGAATTATTACAGGCTGCTAATGACCACATGCTTGAGGTTATTGATGGGATTACACTTAAAACCAATCACAGTCACCCCGATTGGATGTATAAATGGGGCATAGTAAAATGAACAAGCACTTCGGAAGCGACTTCAACGAGTTCTATATCAGCGCACTTGAAGAATATATCAAGATGCTTGAGCAAAAGCTGAAAGATATTGAGTGCAGTGATTGCTATAAAGATATGCTAAAATGTAAATGTGATGAGGAGGAACGATGAAAGTTGAATTTGATTCCGGCTGTGCGTGGGCGAACTGGATGTTGATACCTACTATCAACGTGTTCGTTATGGACGGTGTAGCTATATCATTCTGGTTTCTTTGTTTCTATGTGACAGTAGAAATTTGGAAAGAATGAGAAAGGAAACTTGGAATGAGATAAGCAAGAGACTTGTAGGTGCTTACACTATGTGTGTACTATGTAGAAAAGAGAACGCTAAGGAACTTGCTCACATGCCACGACACAAGCGGTACAACAAGCCAAAGATGCACAAGTATATCAACGTAGAAGAAAATGCAGTACCGGTTGGGTTCAAGTGTAAAGAGTTTTCAGAAACGTATGAGGGAAGGAAGATTGCCGTACAGTGGTTACGGGACAAGTTTGGTAGGGAAGAATGGGATGACTGGTACGATACCCTGCCATTCAAGATAAAAGAGGAGTACCCATGAAATGTTTCATCGTAATTAGCGACAGCCAGACTGGACATAAGCAAGGACTGGTTAACCCTGACTCCAAGTTAGAGGAGGATGTGCCAGTTCCAATATATCCTACTGCTCAAAGTTTGTGGGATATAACAGAGAATGTACGCACTTACATAGATGAGAACTGCAAGAAGTATGACAAGTGGGTTATCAACTTGGGTGAAGTTACTCAAGGCAACGCACTCAGGGACGACTTACTTACTGGTGAGATGCACTTACAATTCAAGTGGGCTGCTGAAACTATGTACCCGTTTCTTGACATGAAAGGGGTAAAGGGAGCCCGGTTCTTGCAAGCAACATCTTGGCATGAGTACGGAGATGGTTCATCTTCTAAGTTGATGGTTGAAATAATGAAAGCTAAGTATCCTAAACTTGATATAAAGCAAATGAACCAGTCAAGGATGAAAGTTGAAGATACCTTGTTCGAGTGGACACATCACGGATCCGCTACAAGTAAACGAAAGTACTTAGAAGGCAACGCTGCTTTCTTGGACGCAAAAGACAGAATAATCCATCACATCATAGAAAGGAAGAAATGTCCCGACTTGACATTCACCGCCCACACTCACAAGCCCTCACAGGCCACAGCAGCCATTCTAAGCGAAGGAGCGTATATTACCAACACCCAGGTTATTACCCCTCCTATGTGTGGACTAGGAGCTTATTCCAGAAAGGTTGCCAACCCAAGTATTTACTATATTGGGATGCACCTTGTTCTTACAGATGGACATGGCTTTGAAGTGATACCGTTCTATAAAAGAATGACTGATTATGTGATGGAGGAGATATGAAAGTACAGAAAATAACTCGCACAGAAAGACTAATGTGGGACATGGGACATGTTGGCGACCCCGACTACCAACACTATTACACTGATGAGACATGGGAATGGATAGAGGTTCCCAACCTGAGGGCGTGTTGGTTGATACTGATTGGCAAGATAACTAAAGGACAGGGGTGTTGGGTTTTGGAGGACACATGCCAGAGCTAACAGACAGTAACGAACTAAGGCAAAAGATATTAGAGGAAGCCAAGTCAAGGATACCCCAACCTCCGGGGGAAGATGAAGTTACTGCAAGAATGTTAATGGATGCAGAAGGATGCACTTGGCAAAGAGCAAGAGATACACTACAAGACATGGTGGAGGAGGGTCTAGCGACAGTTAGGGACAATGGAGTACAGAACGGGAAGACTTGCAAGGTTTATAAATACAAAGGAGTAGAAGATGAAAGGGAATAAAGTATTTTGGTTCTTGGTAATATTGTTAATTCTGGCATTTGGGATGATGTTGATACCTAAGAAAGCAGGAGCATCGGACGGTATGCCACCGAATGTAATTGCTTGGGAGTATGCAGGTGAGTTGTTTGTTACTGACTATGATGAAGATGGTCACCCTCGTACTCAACATATCTGTCCTTGTGAAGATGACTGTAACATAGAGAATGTTATCGTGCAAGAAAATGTTACTGAGAAAGATAAACCCAAGCCAACGCCCACTGCACCGCCTCCTCCTCCAATCAAGACAGAGAAGCCAGAGAAAGTAAAATGCAATTCAGGTAGAGGGAATGGAAGTGAAGGGTCCCCAGATTGTGATCCTGGGAATAGTGGAAAGAATAAAGGAGGAGACTAATGAAGAAACTTTTTCTATTGATACTACTGCTTACAATATTATCAGCTTGTACTTGTGTTACTAAGGACCCACATGACTACCTTCCTGGTTGGGCGGATAACCATTTAGAGTTCGGGAAGTCGTACGATGTACTAACCCTAGTTGGAGAGAATGGGATGCCCTCAGTATTCTTTAATACTGCACCTGGATGGTATCAAACAGAGGACTTGGGCAACATAGACTATGTAGTAATGTGTAGGTAAAAGAGGGAAGCCCTTCAAAAAACGAGGGGCTTTTTTTATGCACCAAACCGCATCATACTAAATTCTGGCGAATAATTTCCCGTTGATATAATATCAGTTGCCGCAACGTTGTTGTGAAATATTTCCACTTCGACATAATCGTCTACGGCCAAATCATAGTGTGTCGAGACAGCGGAATAGAGTGTACTGGCGGTATCCGCCGGATTGACGAATATTGCTATTTGAGTGGTATTGTTTAATTTTATAGCAACTGCAAGCACTTTGTTTACAGCCACAAACATTGCTACTTGGGCAATAATCCCGTATTTTCCAGCGGTTTTGCATGTCAATCTGCCGGTATTTGACGATGTGCTATGGATGTCGTCAGTATCAAATCTCTCGCTATTGAAAGTCAGTTCGACCCATTCTCCGGTAGCTGTTTCAATAGCAGTATCATTATATACTCTCGCACCCACGGCTGACCCACCACCGGCATTATCGTCAACGTATTTCTTGATAGCCTGTTGGGTGGATAAAGAAACAGCACTATCAGAAGCCATGTTATCTTCGTCAAGGATACCAGTAACCGCTGTTGTAGCACCTAAAGTAATACCAGCACTTGTAATCTTGCCGGTTGAATCCCACTTATAAGTAGTAGCAACAAGGTACTTGATAGTAGTTGGGGTTGGTGAACCGGGGTCTGATACCCGGTTCCTCACAATTTTTATGTAGTATCCTGCTGAACCAGCATCCCCGCCCGGGTCGTAGTCTGACTTCCAGTTAGTAAGGTCTTCAGAAGCCCAACGAATAAGACCGTCTTGAGTAAATCCGTTTGTATCGTCAGCGGGATAAAACTGTTCCCACGAATCTGCATCGTAAAAATAAAACAAAGGCTTTACATCTTTGATTGCTTTTGTAGCCATTATAACTTCAAGTTCATCGAATTTGGCTGTATGCCCGATGTAGACAGCATCGGCATTTGCTACGAAGATTTCATGTCCGTCTATCTCATCTGTCCAAGACCCGCCAAAAGGCCAGCGTGCAGCATATTCTGTTTTGGATGGAGTTGCGAATGTTCCTATGTGTTGGTGAACAGGGTCTACCCCCGGGTGAGTACCAATCGCTGCGACTTCCCCAGCAGGTGTACCATCACCGATAGCAACGTCAAGCCCATGGAACATTGAAGTAGATTGAAGGTCAGCGTTAGTTTGGTTGACCTTGACATTCATATCAATGCCAGTGTAGGTTGCCATTGCTTCGTCGTCAGTTGTATAGTCAACGTGGAGTTCGCCTTCCTCTATGTGGATGGCGTGGTTTTGTGGAGGGACTTCAACTACAAGCCCGTCTACGTGAGGGGCATAAGTTTCGTCAACTCCACTCAAGTCAATATCAATTCCGTGAATGTCAGCTTCTACAGCAGATGGGTCAAGATTCTTTCCGTCAATTTTAATACCATCCCATTCAATACCAGTAACAGCATGAACAGGGGTGATGTTAATAACGTCTTGTTCACCAGAGCTAGATGGATTGAGGTCAAGTAATGGGGAATCGCCAGAGGTAATAGACAGGCCACCAGACATAGTATCACCAGACTCGGATACCTGTTTCTTAATATCTTCTTTTGCTTTGTCAAGGTCGTTTTCTAATTGCTCTACCCGACCTACCAAAGCTCTAAGTCGTTGTTCCTCTTGTGCATCAAATGACATTATTCCTCACGAATGAGAATACTTCTTCTTTAGTTTCTGCATCAGACTCCCACAGAATAGGAATGTTCTCAATGCCTACCCTGAAGTAATCCGCTATCATAATCAGGGCTTTCTTATCCTCTCCTGACATTACGCTCCTGTGCCAGTACTCACCATAAACAGGAAAAGGAGTAGCCATTGGGTTCCAAACTACGAAGTCTACAACCAAGCCACCCCTTCTTGTTTTACCACCGAAGATTTCAAACTGGAACATATATGGAATATCGTACTTCTCAAGAGCTAGAGATACCCACCATTCTTCTTTACTGTCGGGCATCACTCCTTTCACCAGACCAATCTGTTCTTCTTCTTGAGGCAGAACCATTACGCTACCTCAATAAGTGTCAGGTCAACTAATCTAACTTCCTTCGATACATCGTCAACCTTCCGGTACAATGATCTCTTTTTTATTCCTTCGATGAATACTAACTTGTCGTTCTCGAAGAAACTTGTGGTATTGAGAGTCAGTGGCAGAGGCGAGTCAACCCATGTTTCTAACTGCGTTAGTTTTTCCACTCCTGTTTGAGACTCTTCTGTATCTTGCATATCTAAACCTTTGTCACCCGTCAATCTAACTGTGTAGGAGTATACATTGTTTACATCCAGTCTTTCCAATGCGTCCAATACTAACGAAACAAGAATAGGAGAATATGTACATACCATTGTTTCAAATCTAATTCTGAATTGGATCCACCGGCCTGATACATTGTTAGTGCTTACAAGAGCGTTCCGTTCTCTTGGTATGTCAGAGAAGTCATCGGCTATTGCCACCCAAGTATCAGGACTTTCAGAAGTTCGGTAGTCCACATAAATGTAAGCGTAGGTGCTTCCTGCTGAGTGAGCTTCCTGAATTGCAGTAACCGCGTGGTAGTACTTTTCCGTTTCTCTAAGTCCACCGTAGATCCTTGAAGTTATAATCTCACCAAAGTTAGTGTGTTCATAATCGCTATCTGTTTCAGGGTTCAAACTAATAGGAACCCAGAGAACATCAGCACCTTCAGAGATAAATACTTGGTCTGCCTGGTCATCCCTTGCAAGAATGTGAATCTTTTTGATTCTCTCGCCAGCTAAAGGAGCACGATAAAACTCATGCCATCCGTGGGTTCTGCGGTACATTACAGAAGATGTGCCTGTTCCTGCATCAACGGCTGCCAATACTCTTCCCGGGTAAGAAGCACCGGAGCAAGGAATACCCTGTCTTGTAGAAGGCAACCCATAATCAGCATCGGGGCCAACGTTCTTAAGTTGTCCTGAATAATAGCTCTGAATCTTAGGGCCCTGGTTGAAGTACAGGTAGACATCATTCACAACCATCATTTCACAGTTGCGCCAGTGTTCTAGCTCCTCAATTTCCTTGAGATAGATGGGCTTTAGCTGTCCATCTTCAATGTAGTAAACGTTCTTATTTGTACCAATCCAAGGCTTTCTTGTTACTTGTCCAGCACCACCGCCGTACTCAACCATGTTGTTGACCCATTCTACCAGGCCTAACTCATGTCTTTCAAAGTTGGGGTCACGAGTAGCAAGCACTAAACCATCTTGTTTTAGCTTTATTTTTATAGCTGCATCCTGGTCTACGGCAACACTAATAACCACCTTTACAATTTTGTCCAATTTTATGAAAGCATGGCTAGGAGCCGTATTGAAGGCATGTAAGGCGATTTCGTACCAGAAAACATTATCATGCATGTCATCTTCTTTGACAATAGCAGGGAAGTTTAATGATACAGTTGTGCCATCTGCGTCATATAATTTAAGAACTAAGGCATTAGCATCAATGGCTGTATCCGAGTACATACTAAACAGGATAAGCTCCGCATTACTCATGTCAACATTGACATCTTTTCTGGCTAAATCTCCAGTAGTAAATGTGGCACTCCATGAAATAGCACATCCTCTATCAGAATAAATTTCAACTTCGTCAGAGAAATCTTCCCCAAGCCAAGAATCTGAAGAAGCAAGTTGTCCTAGGTTGTGATAAGGTGAACCCCAGAACGTAGCTGTTCTGTATTTCATAATATTATTCAGGTAGTTACGGTCTGAGCTAGAGTCCATTTTCCGACTGATGTACAAGTCATACACCGGGCGTTCAGGTCCGTGGAAGTCTTGGCGGATAGGCAAGATCTTATCTGCTCTCCAGATTTCTGATGCTTCTGTAGCTGCATCAACGCCACCTTCTACAGTCCAGGTTCCATCGTTATTCCCAAGCCGTAGTCTGTGGTGGTAATCGTCAGCACCAGCACCAATATGAATTACCCGGTCTGTTACCTTGACATCTGTAACATAGAAGTCAAAGTTCTTTAGAGAGACAGAGTTGTTTACATCTACTTGCTCCCACCGGTTAGTAAGAACAACGTATTCTGTGTTGGCTGTATGCTCAGTTACAAAGGCAGGGGA